AGCGCTCCTGCTATACACAACAAAACGAGAATGATAAGTAAAATAACGAATTTGATTTCTGCTTTCATATACATAAAAATTTATATATAAACATGACAAAAATCTGGGTAAAATTAACCCAGATTTTCCGAAATTGGTCATTTTTAACCGATATTACATTTCTACCGGCTCTTCGATATTCTCGATACCGAGCTCCATATTGAGTTTTTCTTGAACTCTTGTAACACTGTTTGTAAGAACTGCAATCTCTTCTTGGAGTCTTTCCTCGGAGCTAGCGATGTCACGAACTAATGCCTGAAGGTCAAGCAGTTCATTAAGCAATCCGCGTTTCATCTTTACGATTGCACGCAGTTTTGCAATCCGTTTGCCTTTCTCGAGGTCAAAAACATCACCTGCCTCAACATTTACCTTGGACTTGCCGGTATAATATACACCGTGCGCTTTAATTGTGTACTTGACGAGACCTTTTGCCTCATCGATCTTGTAGATGTTAGTCAAATCTTTTGCCATAATTTTGTTTTTTCTGTTAAATATTTTCGTTATAATCACAATAGTACTTACCTGTCTCTAAACAGAGTTCTTGTACTTTCTTTATTTCTTTGGTATTTCTAGGTCGGTATGCGATATGTGAGTAAGGTGAATGGGTTTTCATGAAGTTATCCAAAAATTCATCATTTGTATTACATATCTCTTTTGCTATACTACTAGAGAATGTTTCTAGCTTATCTGGTTCAGCGCTGAAGCAAAGGAGATAATCAGCACTGTATAGACACAGATTACGAAGTTTGTCTATATCAAGTGTGTTCATCGACTCTACCTCGCTTGTACCGAACACATACTCCCGGTTATTCATCGGGTTATTGATTTTTGCTCCCGCTTCAGGTAAGTTCTTATCCCCCAGATTCACTATGTACAAGCTGATCCTGTATTTATTAGATAACGGATTGAGTATTGGCAGTGTTCCGTTGGTGTGGATAGTGATGAACATACCATCTCGCCAAATATCATTCAAGAAGCGCTCTAAGTCTTCTTTGTATAGCAATGGCTCACCTCCCTGGATAACAATATGATTGATAGATTTATTGCTATTTACAAATTTCTTTGCTTCATTGACAGAAATCTTGTTTAGGTTCGGAAACGCATATTCACAAAGTTTTCCATTGTTAATACACTTCAAATTACAACCCCCTACTGTCAATATAAGAGCCGGTACATTATGAAACCGGTTGTTACTTTGAAATCCTTTTTCTAGTTTTGCAAATCTAAGTTTGTTCATATATATTTTGTTTTTTATAGCAAATCTCTTAAAATCTCTGACAGTTCTGCATCATCTTGAATAAACTTGATGATTTTCTTGGTTCTCTTAGTTACAAGACATCCAGAAATTCCCAATCGTGCCGCAATATCTTTACCTTTCTCGACCGCATGACCATTCAAACCATATAAAGAACAGAACATATCTATCCATTCTTCGTCGAAATTTTCTTTGAGTTTTTTAATCAATACGTCCCATGGATTATCCAACAAGACATCTTCTTCAAAACCTAAATTCGCTAAGTGGTCTTCATTATCAAAGTTCTTATTCAAAGAAATAGAGGACGGAACTTCTTCGCCGTTCTCTTTCATTTTCTTTTGTTTGTAATAAGAAATTGAAATGGTACGTCCGGTCTCGTTAATACCATTCAAAATAGCATTACGAATACCATAGGCAGCATAACTAGTGAAAGACATACTCGATTTGCTTGCATCGTAGTTATTCATTGCTAAAACCAACCCAACCCATGCAAATCCCTCTATCTCATCATATTCGAGTGAGCACTGGTTGAGCATTTGATGACTAATTTTTTTAACTAATGGCATATATTTCTTGGCCAATTCGTTACGTTCAGTTTCTGTATTCATATATACACATTTATTGTTCAATACAACATAAGAAAAACTTTTGAAAAATTAACCATAAACATCTATTATTTTCTAAAAATAGTGATTATTTATGTTATCATTATCACCCAGAGCGGATTTGTTTGTATTCCACCTTCCAAAAGACTTCTTGCCTAAAGAAATAGAAGAGAAGTATACAAAAATTATCAATCGAGACAAATCTGTAATACAAACACCTATAGATTATTTGAATGAGTCCATACAAGGAATTGATTTTCCAGGTATGAGTGATTTGATTGTAGAGCAATCTCAACACTCTCCTCAACATCCAGAGAACCACAATGACCAGATGGGATTGCCCGGTAAACGTATCAGTATTGAGCCAGAGAGAACCAATGTGACATATTCTCCAAAAAATATATTATCTCAATTAGCCGGAGAGTTTACCGTTACATTTAGAAGAAACCAAGGATTGTATAATTACTTCATGCTGTATGAGACAATCTTCCATAAAGTATTAAAGGAATATGCGAATGTAGAAAAACCAGATGACGTATTCTATATTGATATTTTAGAAGAGTCAGGAAAAATCATGGGACGCATAAAACTCTTCCAACCCCGCATTGATGGTATCGAAGGATTACAATTCTCTTACAACAAATTGGAAAGACAAGCCGAGACATTCGATTTGAAATTTAGATTTAACAATATTGATTTTGATATAGTAGATGTAGAATAATATACCAACTATATAACACAACAAAAAGCGGGCCAAAACCCGCTTTTGTCATATTAGTCGCCAAATTGTCATGCCAGTTCAAATACTGGTTTGAGAATACAGCTCTTAAGACAGCCATTCTCAATCTTGTATGGTGCAACGTGTACAAGAAGACCAGTCGTCGGATCATACTCAAGCATAGGCTCGAAATCAGTGATACGAACATTAAGTTCTTCTCCAGTTTTGAAGTCAACCAAGCGTTCCGGTTCAACGTTAATCATACCGGTGATATTGAACAATGGGAGCTCAACGAATACACCGCATTTCTTAGAGCTGTTGATAACACCTGTGATAACACCCGTGAATGTAGACTTGGTGAATGTCTTCCACTTCTTGCCGTTGGTGCAATAATCACCATACAACTCAATCTTAGTAAGATTGCCAGAGAAGTTAAGCAATGCCTTACGAGAGCAAATCAAGCTCATCTGGTTGACCGATCCCGGACGTGTTGTATATCCGGCTACGAAGGTGTCCACTGTCTGACCATTCCATTTCTCGAAGTCGTTCTCGATATTCAGAACAATCTGTGAACCTGGAATAAAGGCATCCACGAAATACGGTTCGCCAATCAGTTCAGAGATAACCGGAACTTCAGCTTTACCAATGAAGCCACCATTGCTCAGTTTCAAATCATGCACACTAACAATCTTCGGTGCTTTTACATTGTACTGAACGGTCTTGTCCTTAACAATCTCGTTAATCCACTTTTCAAAGAGCGGTTGGAGAATATCAATAGTGATGATTTGACGTGCTTTGTCAATAGCTACAACCTTCGCATCTACTTCTTTGTCTGTTACCTCCATATTCGTGTATTTTGCAAAGTTATTACGACAAATTACTTGTTCCTTGGCGGACAAACCGTAAATTGAAACATAAGAACCGTGTTTTGTAATACGTGCTTTGTAAATACCACCAATCTCTGGGGTTACAGGAAGCTCAGGAACGGAAAGTTGTTCTTCCTTGATTCCACACATTGCTTCAGCGATAGACAGATCTGCGAAACGTTTCGTGTTCTCTTTAATACGTTGTGTCTCGCTTGTAAACTCAGGCCATTCGATGTCTAGCGATGACTTGAGATTTTTGCTTCGGAGCGGTACCCAAACCTGAACGTGCTCAATACGTGGTCTTTGATATTCATCTTCCTCTGCACTAATTCTTTTTTTGTCCTTTTTCATCTAATATAAAATTTAGAGGATTTATAAATAGTATTATTTTTTCGGGTTTTCTTTGTAATACTCATCTCTTATAGAAATGCGTGTTTCGGGTGAAAATTTCTCAAAAACCCATTTGATATATGAGGTATCTGATTTACAGATATCATTCGTTCGCTTGCCTTTATATTTTCCTGTAGCGAAAACAAGGTCTCCTTTGTCATTATATTTAATAAGTCCTTCTGGAGAGACGAGCTTAAAATCATACAGGTCAAATAACTCTTGTACCTCATTAAGTTGGTGCTTAAAGACCTCGATAGTCGCACGGACATCACAGAGTGCATCGTGCGCACCCTCTAGTTCTTTACCCGTGTACCGTTTGTATGTTTCAGCAAGCTTGTATTGTAAACGTTTCTTCTCTACAATCATTGAGTCATAATAGATACGACCGGAGAAATCAAATTTCAGGTTCTCTCTTGTGAGATTGTAGTAAAGCATTGGCACATCGAAATGATTGCCATTATAAGAAAGAATATCATCAGTCCCGATAAACTCAACGGCTTCAGACCAAATGTCCTCTAGATGTACGCCGTGCTCAAGCAAATACTCTTTAGAAATACCATGTTTTTCTTGAGCGTCAGGATCGATTTCAAAATTGCCTTTTGGGATAATATACCAGCATCGGGCATCAATCTCCTCGAAGGTACGTGTGTCGAATTTTACTAAACCAAGTTCAATAATGTAATCTTTTTGCGTATCCAAACCGGTTGTTTCCAGGTCGAATGCGGTCATTGTTTGTGTCATTCTAAAATAATTTTAGAGGTTATACTTTTAATTGTTTCTATTGTATCTGGATTTTTAAGATTGCCATCAAGGTTAATCTCATAATCAAATCTCGCATCATTTTTTAATTCAGACGAGATATTGGTACCTGATTTTACATTGTTATCACGGTTAATCTTGATAATACATCCTTTGTTCTTATAAATATAAGAAATTTCAGATGGGAATTTACAATCTATAAAGATTTTATACACAGTTTTATTGCTTGCATAAAACCGTTCTGTTTCCCATTTGTTATTTTCAAGACTTTTAATCCAAACATCTTGTCCGAAGAAAGTCTGCATCACATACTTGCTAAAGTATGCGATGAGCTCTCTTAATGTTAGATAAATATGCTCTTCCTTCTTGAAAATCTCCACCGCCTTCACCTTTTCCACCAATTCATCCGCAGTATATAATCTTCTTTCTTCTTTTAAGGATTTGAGCATCAATTTATCTCTTGCAGATTCAAAAGAAAAATCTTTCAAATCAATAATAACGGCTTCTTTATGCCAGTCATCGTACATCCAATCTGTTGGTATACCGGTTATTTGATTGAGAACAACTTTTGCAGTATCAGCGAATGACTCGAAAAATACATTCTTAAATTCAGACTCAGCAAGGAAACTTTCGTTTTCCATTACCCGTTCTACGGCATCATTATATACTTGCTCAAAACCATCCCAAGAATTATTTCTCGTGTAATGGTCCAAAGCAACAGCTAGTAAATAACTGATTGTGTTTTTACCAGCACCTCTATGTCCTCTAATACCAATATATTTGAACATACCAATAAATATTATAATGTAATATATAAAAATTATTCAAAAAATTTACACTAATCTTTCTAAAGCTGCGAATAAATTCTCTGTATCTAACTGGTCACGATATTTTTTCGAGTTCTCAATCATAATTTCTAATGTACTATTGATGATTTGACTAATACGTGCCACCGATAAGTCTTCTTGAACAGCAATCTCGTTCGGTTGTAGCGGTCTTACCATCCCAATACCGAATTTCTTGAGAATGATACGACGATCTCTAGACTTCACACCAGTCAATAAGATATTCAATCCTTGTTTGAAGATTTTGTAGTTCTCTTCGTTCTCCAATGAATCCTTAGACAAGCTATCATCTTCAGCGGTCAAAATATCACCTACTGTCTTGGCGTTATCATCATTAGATAATGGAGCATCAATATCTACAATAATCTCCTTCTTATACGCACCTGTTTCCGCTTTATCTTTATCTATCTCTGCCTTGGGTTTTTTGACAACACGAGAGTTATTGTTTATCTCTTGAACAATATAAGCTTTAATCCATTTGCACGCTACAGAATTGAATTTCGCATTATTGATATTCTTTTCTACCCACTTCAATATTTCTGCTTTGGTATATGTCTCGCCTTCCTTGAACCTGTTATCAAATAATTTTTTTATTGTGTCGCCGTATTTCAAAAACTCATTGATGACCGATGCCCAATCCGCATACTTAATCTCATCACCTTTCAAATTGTTTACTGCTTCAATAACATCTTCTTTCAAGCATGCACGTTTCGGGTCGTATTTCTCGAATGCTTTACACAATCCTTCATTACCAGCACTAATCAGATCTTGGAAATCAACACCTAGGCCTTGATAGCACTTTGCTATAGCAATTACAGATTTCAGATTCATACTGATGATTTTCTCTCGGTTTTCTTCACAGAAAGGAATGTCGTAATTGTTATTGTTTTTTGTGTAAATCGTGTTTATCTCCTTAAAGTATTTTTGGAGTGAGCTATCTGTGGCAAATGAATAGCTATCCGATTTACCAAGATCTGATAATACCTTTAATAATGGGGTTTCATTTTTTATCGCAGTATTTATACAGTTATTCAATACTGAGCTAAATCCAATTTTTAGCTTTGAAGCGATAGCGGCGGTTAATTCTTCAATTTCTTGGATAGGCAAAGACCATAAATCCTCGCCAACGGATTGTTCGTATTGTTCGGCAAGATCATCGTTCTTGTCCATGAAATCAACAAATGTACTTCTCTTTTTACTCATTGTCTATTACAGTTTTATTTATTTGTACGTGCTCCAAAAATTCAGCAAGTACATATACATTTTTGTTTTTATATATTTCGTTTTCTTTTTCTTCTCGGGTTGTCCACATAAGCTCAATCTTATTCATCTTCACAATACCTTTCTTATTCGGTTTTGATACATTGATTAAGCACTTGAACAAAGTCATAAAGCTTTTCTTCACTTGGTCTGCTACAATTTCAGAAAGATAAATCGCCATTTTTGGATCAATCGTCTCAGCCTTCATATATTCAAATGCAAACTTATTGACAAACTTATCTATTTCTGCTCTCTTACATTGTTCTTTCTCAGCAAATTCGTAGGTCTTCTCCATAAATCGCTGTATCGGCAAGTCCAAACGATTTACTTTGTTATTGTATACCATATTGATAAGCGTACGCATACGGGTGATCGCGGCATAATTAAAGGTGCCGTTTTTGTTACGACAGAAGTTGAATATCTCTCGAATATCGGTTGGTTCATACAGCTTCGACATCGAAACGAATAATGGTACAACCTTCTCGAATATCTCCATATCTTTTACATAGATTTTCTTATTGATTGGGTCGTCTTCCCATTTATCTGATTTGATAAGTTCATATCTACCGGCGATTACGTCACGATACAAGGTAAGTCGGTCTTCGGTAATCAGGTCCATCAATTCTTCGGCATATAATGTCTGCTGAGCTTTCAACGAAGATTGTGCCGTTTCCGTGGCAGTTCGTATACCAAACAGCTCTTCTCTTGTTGCTCGATATGCTCCTTTGTCTTCTGATGAATAAAGATAACCATATGATTTCATTCCTCGGGTCAACACAGGAAGCTGTTGCACATAATCTCGATATTTACGCTCAAAATAAATCGTCTTGTATGCGATGTCATTTACATAATATTTATTTTCCAATTCGTTATACTCAATGAATTTGTTTTGTAGTATGAAGTTGGAAATCAATGAGTTATACTTAAACTCTATCGGGTTACGAGCCAGCATACCATTACACAAATCAATCACGGACTTATAAAACTTCTGCTCTTCTGCTGAATATTTCATGTTCAGCGGATGGAAATGTGTAATACCTAATGAATTGCCGTCTGAATCACATTTATTCAAGAACAAATAAATGAACAAGTCATGTGAACGAAGACGGTTAGCGAACTGTTCAATCTCTTGTGGCATCCATAGTGTATTGAAATAGATATTGAAATCGAAGCGGTCCAAGATGTCTACACCCACAGATAAGTATGTAGAACACAATAATACATTGGTCTTTTTGATGGTCTTCTCTACATTGACATCGTCCATGAATTTCTCCCCGACATTCGATTTCTTATAATAATTTACAATCACTTTCTTCTTATAACCATATTTTGCTTCGAGCACTTTGACTAATTGTGCTTCGAGCTTGGTTTTATAGAGTGTTCCATTATTGGTTGGAAATAATATACGCTTACCTGATACAATATCTCTTGCCATCTGGTCAATCATATGGTTCAAATTATCTTCCGGTCTTTCAGTCAATACAACATGAAATTCCTTGCGACGGGTTTCCTCTTTAATTACCTTCAAGTGTACAATATCATCAAAGAACACGGTTTCGCCTACCGGAGTACCGGACATCATGATAATCGGTACTTGTGTGTTTCGGATCATCTCAATCACCTTTGGCATGACAGGTCGGTATTCAGATTGGAACAGCAAATGGGACTCATCAATAAATATATAGTCAAATCCTGCTTCTTTTAATTCAAGTAGGTTTAATCGGCTGAACTTGTCCACTGTCAATGCAATAGAATCATTACCATCCAGACGTATCTTTTTATTACCATACGAATATTGCCAGCCATCAACATTCTCTACTTTCGATTTAATTGTAGAAGTAAATGGCATTACCATCATCACTCGTTTACCGTCATGTACTAATGACTTCACCATCTCGGTTTTTCCAACACCTGCTCCAGCTTCGATGAGTGTAATCATACCACAGTCCTTAAGTAATTGCCATTTGATATTGCCTAAGTACTCATTTGCTTTTATGTGATATTCATAAGTGTTGGGTGACTCTCGAAGCAATGTGGGGTTTTCGATATTGTCAATAGTTTCCACGAGTTGTTGAACATTCTCTTCTTCTTGAGTAATGTTTAACTTAATTTTGAACCCGTGTTGTGTGTTTAATCGGTTGACAGCCCACACATCAATTGGTTTATTATGACGAGATGCAGTAATACAGTCAGATTGAAGCTCTTTATTCTTTACTCCAGCACAAATCATACGGAGATAAATATAGCCTTTTTCCTGACCATATAATTTCACCAGAGTATTAGCAAGACGCCAACGTTCAAAGTGTTTGTAGTGTACAGGGGAGTGAGTGTTCACATCAAGCTCAGGTGCATCTTTAACTTCAACGTTCACTTCACTATCCTCTTCATCCTCGAACCATTCCCATCGTTTGAACACTTCTTTCAGATCGGGATAGGTAACCCAATCCACATCCGGGTGTCCCATATCCTCAACGTTATCGAAGTTCATATACAAGAAATCCTCAAAGAAATGGGTAGAAAACAATGCTTCTGGGTCATAACCGATGAACGCACCTTGTTGTGGTTTGAACATCGCCAAGTCCATCCACTTCAACAACTGTTCTTTGGTAAATCCAATCTCTTCTGCCGCATTGATACATACCAAATAAACGAACGAATATTTATGACGAAAGTTTGTCAAATATGCAATCTTCTTTGTTCTGTCATCTTTTCGCTCGTTATCTGATACTTGGATTTTGGTATATACGTGCAGACCTTTACCTGAGCTTGACAACGCAACACCAACGAACCAGTTGTACTTTTTTAAGTGTTCAAAAAGCACCAACTTCAATTTCTTGGCCATTGTTTCGTCTTTAATATCCATGTCGATTACTTGGAAACCGTTCCACAAATCAAATGCGTTTTTACCGATAGGACGTTCTCCGTTAGAGGTCGGATAGATTACTTTACGGTTGATTTTTGTAACGTTCTTATTATCAGGGTTTATCAATGTTTTTAACAAATCCAAAAGTGTGCATATATGTCCACCTGTGGTTGCTTTGATACTGTCGAATATTGTAACATTACATTCAACCAAGCGCTTAACATATCGTCTTTTCTCCTCCGGCTCCAATTGGATCGCACTATCTGAGCTAAATTGCTCATTGACAAAGTGCTGTTTCCAAGTCAGTTCGACCGGTACATGCTTTGCACGATAGGCTTCAAGCGCTTTCTCTAATGATATACTATTTTTATTCTCCATTATACTATACTAAGTAATTAAAAATACAAAAATTTACCGCTTTATTTACATTCTCAAATGCTTTTGATTATTTTTTATCTACTGAATAAATATATAGTACTATATGAAAACAGAGAAAGAAACAATTAGAGAAATCCTAGTTAATTGGGGAGTTATAAAAGATGGAGTATTTTCAAAAGAAATATTTAATAAAAAGGTTAATGCAAGTTGGCTGAGAAAGAAAGTTCTCGCTTACGGTTTTGATAAAGAGGTTCCTGAGGTTAAAAAAGCTGTTGAAGCAGCACCAGCTGAGCCAGTTGTAGAAAATGTT